ATCTAATTGCTTTGCTATGTTTTCTGTTTCAAGTCTTCTAAAATGTTTACGTGTTCTGTCTTGTACGTTTAACTTTTCGTATGCTAATTTTTCAGTACCAGTAGTTGTAATGTATTGTTTGTATTGTCCTTCAGCATTTTCAGCCATTGACTGTATGTACTGCGACATAGCAGTTTCATAACCTTTAGGGTCAAACTCATATTTTGCGCCAAGTTCTCTAGCTTTAATATCCATTTCAGTAGATATAGAATCTTCATACCTAGCATTTATAACCTTTTGATAAGCGTCTATTGCAAACTTACCCATACCTTCTGGTGCTTCAAAAGCTTCTGGCTTGCCAGTAATAGGATTTAATGTAGTTATACCTTCAAGCTCTACACCTTCTGCAATTTCTGCACCTACTTTTTGTGCATTTTCTGCTGCATCATTGTAAGCTCTGCGTGTAAACTCGTCAGCTTGATTTTTAATAGTTTCCCACAACTCGGCTTCGCCTGTGTTTACTCTACGCACGCCAACTGGCTTATTAAAAACCTGTGTTTGTTGTCTTATAACAGCCATGTTTTATTCCTATGTTGTGGTTTTTTTATAATCAGATATACCTTGCGCCATAGTACCAGCAGCTTGATACAATGATGCGCGTCTAGCATTTCTACCCCCACGCCTTAATGCCATAGCCTCTCTAGTTCTTGCGCTAGATTCTGTTTGTCTTTGATAATCTATTCTGCTTAAATCAGTTGCTGCTATTTCTTTTTGTTTTGCTAAGAATGCCTCAACAGACCTGTCTGACCCAACGTCCCTACCAGATGCATAGAACATAGCTACATTAGCTTCTGTTGCTAAATCGTATTCATACCTGCGTTGCGCTGCTTGTTGCAACGCCAACACTTCGCCTTGTTCACGTTCAGTTTCAGTGTTAAATGCATCCATTCTGGCTGCATCTTGTCTAGCAGCTCCAGCTTGTAAAGAGGCCATTGCTGATATACCAGCACCAATTAATTGCCAACTCATAAAATTAACTCCGATATTAAGCCATTAACTTGCATAGGCATAGGGTCATCCTGTTCTATAGTTACTTGTGGATTTCTATTATATCCTAAAAGCCTAACCTCTTTGTTACCTGTAAATCCAGTAATATTATTAATAGTCCTGTTATTTACCTTAACAGATGTAGAGTCTTTCATATTAAGTACAACTGTACTTATACCCCTTACATCGCCTGTAACTGGCCCATTTGCAGCCACAGTATCTACAGGATTAGTAATTACTTTAGATGTAAACTTTTTACCTACATAGAAATGTGTATAGCTACTGTGCGCTGTCATAGTAATATTACCACCGCTTACAGTAAACTCGCCTAAGTAAACCTTATCTGTACCATCGTAACCAATAACATCTACTGTACCGCTAGAATACAAACTACTTACATCTACTGTGCCACTACCATACGCAACGTATAAATAGTTATCTAAGCCTATGTCGTCTACAAACTCTGACAATACATAGTTATTATTTATATCTTTTGCATAATAAAATAACCTATCACCTACAGACGCAGTTGCTAAGAAGTCGCCTTGCGTTGTAACTCTTGTCCAAGCTGCACGTTTTTCCGCCCTGTTAGAACTAAACAATGCCATGTCACCATTGCCCATAACTAAAGCTGCATAAGATTCTTGAGTTTTAAATCCAGAATGCACTACTGCTATATCAACTGGGTTAACTATTGTATGACTTGCAACTGTAGATACACCTGTAGATATGTAAGCATCTTCTGCATCAGAGTATATGTATTCGCGTACTGCTCTACCACCACGCTCAACAAATATAGTAGCACCATCAATAGACGTAGGTAATACAAACTCAGTACCAAATGGCGTTTGCTTTCTTATCTGTGCATTTGTAGGTGTAATAGCTTGGTTAAGATATGTTGGTACATACAACTCGTCTGATAGCGTAAAGATCTGTAGGTCACGATTTGACCTCATATATCTTATTTCATTTACATCACCTGTAGCCGCAACCAAGTTTATAGCGTCAGTATCGTCACCTTCTCCAACATCATAGTTAAAAAATTCACCAAGCTGAGACATCCAAATTGTATCTGGTTCAGCTATAGTGCCGCCAAAACATAGTCTGTTTTCATGGAACGTAACAGATGCAGGGTATCCGCGCAATGCAGAGAAAGATTGTTCATCCCATTCTGTTGTAGCTCCACTAGAAACAACTTTAACAAACCCACCACCATCTTCTGATGCGTTTGCATTGCTTGCTGCATTAACTGTATATGTATTTTGATCTAATATATCTTGTACAGTTCTGCTTCCGTTTATGCTTGAAGCATTTATACCTCCAACAGCTACTGCATCAGACAATACAATAGTATCTCCAGCTATTAAACCATGTTTAATATGCGTAATTTCTATTGTAGATGACCCATCTCTTGTGCGCAAAGGATTTGTTACTGTAAGTCTTGTTGATAATTCTTTTATAATTTTACCAGTTGCAGAAGTAGAGCTTGCAACAGCAGTTATTTCAATTTCATTACCCCCATATCTAAGCGTTACTCCAATATGTTTACCTGTTGTATCAAAATATGCCGAGCTTGTTTCTATTACAGGAAAAGTACCTACAACATGATTAAAAGAAGTTAATGTAACATTAGCACTATGAAAAACACTATATGGTTGGTATGTATCTTTATTGTCATAGCTCGTATCAAAGCTAAATACACTAACCTCAAATGTTGTAAGGCTTGTTCTTGTAAGCATACGTGGTGCAAACAATGGGTGACATATAAACATAACGTCACCATATTGCGCAGTATTGTATTGATGTATGTAGTCTTTATCAAACGGCAGCACATTGCTTTGTGTGTCTTGTGTAATCGTAGCTACTAAACTTAAATTATTATTAGCAGTAATTCTCCAACACAGTATGTATGCCTCACCAATACCAATTATATACTCTTCGTTATCGTCAAATATAAATGGAGCTAAGTACAACTCCTTATTGGTTTGTGTATTTTTGTAATGAAACTTAGCACCATGTCGTTTCTTTACAGCACCTTCTGGCAATACAATCATATTCTCTAAGCTTTGTGCAGACGCAGCATAGATAGGACTATCAGTCCTCATTACAGTATTGTCACTTATTTCTCCGTACTGAAAGCTATTTTGTGGTATTCTTACTTTCTGCATTAGCTACGCCTTTGTGCTATAAACCTTGATGTCATTAACTTGCGCGTTGTTTGCTGTTGCGAGTCAAGTCGTCTAGCTTTTATCATCTGTCTTTCAGCTTGTTGATCCATCATACTACCTAGAGAAGCATCTCTAGCTATAGATATTGACAGCATTGCTGCTACTTGAAACTCTACAGCAAGTGTAAAGTATGAAGGCCAATAAGCCTCATTAGCTCTATATATATAATCTGCTACTACAATCTCATTTGTTGATGTATCGCAATATACTTTATCACCATATATGTCATATATAATTGGATCGTCGTTTACTGTAACTGCGCTGAGCATGAGAAGATCAGATGGCATTTGATATGCTGCATCAAACCTGCTTGTAGGTGCAGCAGTTAATCTGTTTAATACTTGTTGGTTAGTTGCAAATCTCCAGCGTGTGCTTGTTAACGCTGCTCTTGCTATGTCTTCGTACATTGCGTCAACTACATCAGCCTCGGCTGTACCTTCATCAAAGGATGAAATAGGAGAACCGCCCATAAGGACGGAAGCGCGTGAACATACTTTTATTGGTGTATTTGCTGGCATTTCTTCAACCTATATATTGGAGTTAAAGGGGGCCGAAGCCCCCTAAAATATTAGTTGTTGTCAAGAACTTCGTAAACGCCATTGTTGTCGATTACTACTGAACCCATTGACATCATTGATGTTGCTAGGTGTGCAACCTTTTGCGGTACATAGTTAAGCTCTGTTTGAACATCAGAGTTAATACCGATACCAACTGATGATGTATGGTAAGCAAAGTTTTTACCACCAGCTACAGCAGACGTTGAGAAGATCTTAAATCCTAAGAACTCTTTCATTGTCATACCACCAGCAAATGGTAGGCTTTGTGGCCCAACATAATCACTTGATGCGAACTCATTGATGTTAAACAAGTCAGTGTATCCAGCAGGTGACATAGCGATATAACGCTGTCCGTCTTCTGGAATGTCAGCTGTACCCATTGTTTCAAACAATGTTAGTAAGTCAGCTTTTACTAATGCGCCACCTGTGTCAGCTATTTGCGTTGAGTTTGCACCAGCATCCATAGCCGCTGTAATTAACTCATCTGTTTTACGGCCTAATGCCGCAGCAGCAGATTGAGCTACAACTTGACGCTCATTGATGTTGATCTTTAATTCGTCCAACTTGTCAATGTATTCCGCTGCGTAGTAGTCAGCCATTGTGACTTCTACGTTAGTGTGCGCTAGTTCCATTGCTGTAACATCTCCGTTACGCGCTTTGGTTGACGCTGTGCCTGTTCCGATTTTCTGGAATCTTGCCACTGATGCAGATACATTTGTTGAACGTACTGTGTTGCGAAGCTTAGAACCCATGCGTTGGTACGCCATGTGGACTTCAGTTTCGAACTGCTTAATAAAAGCTTGGTCGATTGTATTAGCCATTTTTCTTTCCTAAATATAAAGTTTCGGTTACTCGGGTATCCGTTCCTTCACATCGACAAGGGTATCCAAATGGGCCTTTCAGTGCATCACGGGCCGTGATGTTTCACTATAAGCACTTTTTTGTGGTGAAATGCAACGCACAAAATCAACATAATGATTAGAATTAAACTCAGTTACACCTATTGCTTCAAATCCTAACCATGCTGCCCAATCCAACATAAACTGGTGATCGCTCAATATACGCATACACATTTCGTCTTGTGTTCTATCAAAAAATGTAACTAACATACGTGATCCACGCGCTATAGATGTAAAGTTTTTCTTAATATTCTTAGAAAACATTGCAAAAAACTGCGGTGTTTCTCTACCATCTTCGTACCAAAGCCCAGATATAGCAGTAAATACTTCACCTTCTTTGCGTACTAAGTAGCAATCAGAGTATTTCATCATCTCTTCAATGCATTCTCTAACATTACAATAGCCAAGGAGATTTATCTCCCTGACATTTTCTGGTGCTAAGTTAGATATAACTTCTTCAACATGATCTTTAGTAAATGGTGTTAGGTAAAAGTTACCACGCTTTATTATCTTAGCTTCCATAAAGTTTCTTAAAGCCAGCCTCTACTTGCCGAACAAATGCAGGGTCATTTTTACTCCAGTACCTTGGGTCTTGCATCATTTCCTTTAGACTGTCTTCACTTATGCCAGCTGCAGGTGTTGC